TTGCTATCTTTTTAACTAATGGATGTTGATGATTTGAAAGGAAATTTTTAGTAAATGATGGTGCATTTGATTTTTCAGTTCTTTCATAAGGTAAAGAAAGTTTATCAAATACTTGTGCAATACTTCTTGCTGCCCATATCTGAGGCTCTATTCCTGTTTCTTTTTTTACTTCTTGGATTAATGTTTCTTCTTCTGTGCTTAATTCTTTTTTTAGTTGATGAGCTTTTTCAACATCTACCCTCACGCCTTTAAACTTCATGTCAATCAGACAAGGAAATAATTGTGTTTCTAAGTTAAATATTTCTATTAAATTTTGTTTTGATATTTCCCTGGATAAAGTTTTAAATAATTCTAAAGTTAATTCAGCATCTTTCTCTGCATAGTTACCTACGAACATTGCAGGAAGTTTATACATTTCTTTTTTAGCATCTATGCCAAAAGATTCCGCTGCTTCTTTTAATCCTTTTTCATCTTTTACTTCTCTTAAATATTCAAAAGCAATACTGTTTAAAGTATATGATAATCTATTTTCATCAATTAAAGATGCCATAACCATTGTATCAATGATATGTCCATTAATTTGTATTCCATATGATCTAATCCAACATACATCATACATTGCATTATGAAATATTTTTACTGAATCAGTTGCACAAACTTTTTTAAACCATTCTAAAACTGTTTTTTTATCTATATTACCACCACCTTCGTGTGCTATTGGATAGTAACCTTTCCAACCTTCTACAGCTACGGCGATACCAACTATTTCTCCGCGCCCTTGTATTGCTCCTGAACCTTTTGATCTTAAATCAACATCTTTAGTTTCTAAGTCAATCGCAATATGTTTTGCATTACTTAAATCAGGAAACTCTTCAGGGCAGTTCCATTCTTTTTGTGCTTCAAATATCATATACCTAATATGTAATAGGCTAAACAAATAGCCATGATTAAAGTTATATCAATTAAACAAAGTTTATACATTCTTCTTCCTTTTTTTATTATAGCATTTTTTACACTTATAGCCATAGTTGTACGTCATTTTTCTTTTTTTACAAACAACGCATTTAAAATTAATCATCTTTCATTTTTAAAATTTCTAACTCACAATAGTGAATTATCTTTTCTAAATCTTGTATTCCATTTTTATCCTTGTACCTACAAACGTATTTCACAACGTTCCCCTGGAAGAAGCTGAGATTATTTTTAGAAATAAACTCATATGGCTGAATGCGAAAAGTTTTATAATGTTTCCCGCCTACCTGCCTATTTTGTGGAAAGGCCTTATCGAATATATTTTTATTTGTCATACTATTGGTCCTCCTATGTTGTATTGATAATCTGATGTTGACTGCATTAGATATAAGTTTTCTTTTGCTCTAGTTATTCCTACGAAAAAAGTTCTATGTTCTGGATCAGGATCTTTTAATGCTGACTCATATATAATTCTTTCCAGGTCAGTGTATAAAGCAACATTTTCTGCTTCTTCACCTTTAACGCTGTGTATCGTAGAAACTTTTATTCTTGGTTCTTTCATCAAGTCATCACCTGACTCTAATAAATTTTTTATGTATGTTTTACTTTCTTCTGGAAAATTTAAATGCTCCCAGCTCCCCGTCGCTCGCAACCCGTAATGTTCTCTAAGTTCTTGCATATCAACTGAGATAATGGACTCTAGTTTTTTTTCATTTTTAAATCCTCTTGCAACGTGAATTTCTGTCTTTAAATATTGCCATAAATCTTGTACATCTTTTTTATTTACCTTTGCACCTTTGTTTAATCTATCCCAAACTCTGTAAGCACTAACCATTTCCATGGGCAATATGTCTTGAGTCTTTGCATTAAATCTTAAATTCAAACGATAAAGATGTTCTTTTATTTGATCTAACATTTTATTAGTTCTAGCTAATATCATCCAATTACCTGTAGATAAGTCTAAATCTTCTAGTGCCATGTCCTCATAAATGTTTCCATCTGCATCTCTAGCTTCCCATTTTTTATCTAATCGTTCAGACATATATGGAAATATAGATTCTGCTAAATTATGTATCTTTCTAGGAACCCTTCTAGATTTAATTTGAGGATCAAATTTACCTTTTAAGTTTATAAATATTTTAGGATCCGCTCCTTGAAACGTGTAGATAGTTTGATCATCGTCACCTGCGATGTATGAACGTTTACAAATACTTTCAATGTAAAAAAACATTTTCCATTGTAGTGGACTTAAATCTTGTGCTTCATCTAAAAATACTACATCTAATTCAGGACAAACTTTCTTTTCAATAAATTGTGCAATCATATCATAATACTCAACCATTTTAGTGTGTTCTTTATAAGTTTTTAAATGTGAATCTATTAATTCCGTTAAACTAATCTCAACCGTTTGATGTAAATCTAATTGTATTGCTGCTTCTTCTATATCTATTTGACGAGATCTAGCATACTCAATGATTTTCATATGTGGGTTTGTGTATACGACATAACCAAATTCATTAGTCGTAGATTCAAAAGATAGGTCTTTGCATACTTGAGAATAAGTTTTAAAACTGTTCCATTTATTTCCTTTTAATAATTGAGTTTGAGTATTGATTCCTAGCGCATTACTTCCTAATGAATGCATCGTACCTATGTGAAATAAATTATCAGTAATCCTTCTTTGAGCTTCATTAGCTGCTGCATTGCTAAAAGATATGTAAGCTATTTTTTGTGGATCTGTTTCATATTCTTTTAATTCTTTTTCTAAATACTTAGTTAATGTAAAGGTCTTACCCGTTCCAGGTGGACCAGGAATTATAATTCTATTTGTATGGTGCATCTTTAATTTTATCTTTTCTCAAAATTGGTTTATCTATCTCAAGGTGTTTAATTGTTAAATGTCTTGTGTTCTTGCCATCAAGATTAGATGTTTCTAATTTTGCATCAAACAAAGTTTCTAACATTCTTAGTGTTGCTTCATATTTAACATTCCATGATTTACTTCTTAGTAAAAAAGTCCAAAAGGCTTTATATTTAAAATAACTAACTCCATTTTCTGTAAATGGTATTCCACGTTTAACATCTTCTTTTTTCTTTCCATTTGATCTTGACACAAATTCAATTAATAATTCTTTTAATTGACTATCTGTTTTTAATATTTCTGGTGCTTCTATTGGTATAGATTTTTCTAATAATTTATTAATTTGTTTTCTCCAAACTACTTTAGCCACAGGTAACATTGCTTGATTAATTTGCTCTAAACATTTTAATGAAAATTTATCAGGTTCATGTAGATCTGCACCACTAACTTCAACTATACCCTCACCAACGGTCACAAAATAAATAGGTGGATTAGATGTATATTTTTGTATTTCTTTTATTTCTAATCCAGGAGAAAAATCATCGCCTACACCAAATTCTTGTTTAATACATTTTTTAGAATTGCAAAAAGATGCAATAGGTTCATCTTTACATTTATATTGATATTCTTTTCCAGTTATTGATTTAATTAATATATCTATTTCTTTTTTATCTAAAGGTGGTTGGCAATATTTATCATTATAGTTAAATATCTTAGTGTCCCAGTTATCAGGAAATCTTTTTTTTACATATACACCAAAATTATACATTGCATTATTTCTTTGTCCATTTGGTATTCCTTCTTTTGCTAACATTCTTAAACAAGGTGGCGCACCTTTTAATAAATCACTATCTTCAGGTTTATCTTCCTTAATTTTTAATTCTACCAAGTCTTCTTCTGTTAAAACTATTTGATCATAGTATTTAAAAAATTCTTCTATGGTCATTGCATTTCCATCATAATTAAATGCATATCTTAGTGTTTGATTTACATTATGATAAGGTAAATTTAAAAAACTACCTACATCTCCTCTGTCTTTATTAATATGATTTTGTTTTGGAAATATTTCTGATCTTGCATATCCTAACATTGCGGCTATGTCTTTTAATTTATTTCTAAATAATGCTGCAGGTATAAATTCGTTTGTAAATAAAAATACATGTGCACCTCCAGATTTTGATCTAAATACGATTAATGGTAATTTATTTAATTTAATTTTATCTATTAATTCTTTATGATTTAAATTGTAAACGTCTATATCTATACAAGCCCATTTACATTTACTGTCTTCGTTAATTGGAATTATACCTAAAGCAGGATCTTTGCCTTCTAAGTGATCTAACCACATTTGATCAGTAACAGGTTGTTTAATTATGACAGACTTGGTTTTATGTTTACCACGCTCATCATATTCTTCTGTCTTTCTAGTTTGACCATATGCATTATATGATCCTTCAAATATTTGTTTAAATTTCTTTATTTCTACCATACGCACCTTTTATTGTAGGCGGCCTTTCGACCGCCTGCTTTATTAATTGTGAACGATAATGAAAATTATCTTCTTGCAAAAGAACCGTAAAATTTCTTAGCTCTTTCATATAAAGCTGCATCTTCTACTGGTCCAACTTTTGCAACATTCCAACCGTACCATTGATTACCTTTACCTGTATTTAATACAGAAGATAATTTATAAATATGGCTGAATGAAGGTGGAGTATATGAACCGTTTTTACCGTCCAATACTATTGATTTCATCATAGAGTTCCATTTTCTACTAATTTTACCTTGAGATGAACTCATGGATATCATAGCAGTTTCTGAACCCTTATCCCCTAATATGATTACAAAGTGTTGTCCTACAGTTAATATGTAGTTACCATTTGATAATCTGTCTTTTCCATCAGGTCCTTTAGTTGTTTTTTCTAAAATATCTGATGTATCAGGATATATCATTTCTGGTCTACCAGAACCTGTTCCGTAATCGGACCATTCTTGGTATTCCAATTTATAATAACAAGGAATTACATTTATTCCTTGGTCCCCATTATACAGTTGTTTTGTAACTGTATTTAAAAACATACCTGGTTCTGCACCATCAACGTAATTTTGATTACGTTTCTGTGCTTCACTAGATCCGTTTTGTAAAAGTTTTAAGATTGGTGGAGCCAGTGATTCTGTCTTCACATTCTCAAAACCTAAGTGTGCATCTGCTTCAAATAATGAAGCTGATGGTAGGCCTGCTGCCTTTTTTGTTGTCATCGCGTTGCTTGTATCGCTCATCGTGTTTCTCCTTTATCGTTTAGTTATTTTCGTTTGGTTACCTGCAAACGTGTTAAATAAGTCAGAAGGCATCTCTTGTCCAGACTCGAGACGCTCCCTGACTAGTGCTTTGAGTGTCATAGGATTTACACCAACTTTCTGGACAGGTTCAAATCCTTGACCTCGTGCAAGGACAGCATATTGTGCCGCCTTGTTATCTTCGCCTCTACCAAAGGTAACGGTAATATCATTTTTAATGATGTCACCTAGGCCGTTGTTACGAAGCCATTCAAAAGCTAATTCCTGTTTATCTTTAGGAATAGATGCGCCGTAGACTTTTTTGACTTCTACTGATTCACCATCTTTAAGCTTTAATTTTGTAATTTGCATATCATCCATCATCGCAGGAATTTCTATTGATGATAGTTGTAATGCTTTTTCTTTTAATTTTTTTACGGACTCTTCTGCGTTTGCAATTTCATCCTCTAAATCTTTTAATTCAATTACCTTATCGGATAATCGTTTGGCGGAATCTATTTGCTCCACCGATTGCATTCTGTCGTTTTCAAAATCTATTGTCATAACTTTCTTTCCTTTCTATATATGTTTTTATTTTTTTATTGTCAAGTTTTATTATACAGGTCAATTTCAACAGGATAATATCTTCTTTCTTGTTTGTCCCATTTTAATAAATTATATTTACCATTAGTGATATCAGAAACTATTGAACATGCAACTCCAATAATTGCAGGATCACCTGTAAGTAGTAAATAATCTTTTGAATTATAATCTTTTAACTTTTGTTTTAAAGTTGAGATTACATAAGCTGGACTTAAAATTATTTGCGAATTTTCTGGAAGCAAAACTTTTAACTGTCCATATTGGGTTGCTCCAACTATATTTATTTTAGGCATTCCTATTTTAGTGCCTGGTATGTCTTGTATTACATAGACAATGTTTTTATTGTTTGTTTCCATTTTTTAATATGTCCTTCTTGACATCTTATATAATAATCTATATACAATTTCAATAGAAAGTAAAAAATATTATGAACTATAAATTTAAAAGCAAACCATTTGCTCATCAATCTAAAGCATTAGAAATGTCTTGGGATAAAGAAGTATTTGCATACTTTATGGAAATGGGTACAGGTAAATCTAAGGTATTAATTGATAATATTGCTATGCTTTATAACGCAGGCAAAATTAATGGTGCTTTAATCATAGCACCTAAAGGTGTTTATAAGAACTGGTTTGATTCTGAAATACCTAATCATTTACCTGATTACATAGAAAAGAAAATTGGTTTATGGAGAACCGATCCTAATGCAAAAGAATTAAAACCTTTGTTTGAAACAGGAGCAGAGTTACATATTTTAGTAATGAATGTGGAAGCTTTTTCAACTAAAAAAGGAGTACAGTTTGCCCATAAATTTTTATCTTGTCATACTGCATTAATGGGAATCGATGAATCAACTACAATAAAAAATCCAACAGCTAAAAGAACTAAAAGTATTTTATCTTTAAAACCTTTTACTAAATATAGAAGAATATTAACTGGTTCTCCAGTTACTAAATCTCCATTAGATTTATTTTCACAATGTAATTTTTTAGACCCCTGGTTATTAAGTCAACAATCTTATTATGCATTTAGAACTAGATATGCAATTTGCAGAAAAATAAATGTATCAGGTAGACAAGTAGAAATAGTAGTAGGTTATAGAAATCTTGGAGAACTATCAGAAAAATTAAAACCTTTTTCTTATCGTGTACTTAAAGATGATTGTTTGGACCTACCTCCTAAAACTTATATTAAACGTGTTATTGAATTATCTGATGATCAAAAGAAAGTTTACAAAACCATGAAAGAAAAAGCCATTGCATTTTTAAATGGTAAAATGATTTCAACAGCAACTGTTATTACTCAATTAATGAGATTACATCAAATAACTTGTGGTCATTTTACTTCTGACGATGGTGAGACTCAAGAAATAAAAAATAATCGTATTGATGAGTTAATGGATATCTTAGAAGAGATGGAAGGTAAGGCCGTTATATGGGCCCATTACAGATACGATATTGAAAAAATTGTAGAAGCTATTTCTAAAAAATATGGAGAAAATTCTGTTGTCACTTATTATGGAGATACATCAACTGACGATAGACAAAAAGCAATTAAATTAATTCAAGATTCAAACTCTTCTGTTAGATTCATTGTAGGCACACCACAAACAGGTGGTTATGGAATCACTTTAACTGGTGCGTCTACTATGATTTATTATTCTAATGGATATGATTTAGAAAAACGTCAACAGTCTGAAGCAAGGATTGATCGTATTGGTCAGGAAAAACCTATGACTTATATTGATATTATTGCTGAAGGGACTGTAGATGATAAAATCGTACAATCCCTTCGTAAGAAAGTTAACATCGCCACAGAAATTATGGGCGAAGAACTTAAAGATTGGATATAATTATTTAATTTTTATATCTAAAGGTTTAATTTCTTCTGGTTCATTAACACCAAGTTTAATTGTTAATACACCATCTTCCATACTAGCTTCATTAACAACAGCTTTGTCATGCAAAGCAAATTGTTTAAAGAATTTTCTAGCTGCTAAACCTTTTTCAATGTAGTCTTTTTCTTTGTCTTCTACTTGACCAGAAACAGTTAATACACCGTCTTTGTATTGAACTTTAACATTCTTCTTGTTGAAGCCTGCAAGCCCTAACTCAATGGCATATTCACCTTTTCCATATTTTACTACATTGTAAAATGGAAACGATTGAGCTTTTGACCAACTATCAAAGATAGTATCAAATGCATCACCAAACATTCTGTCTGAATGATTCCAAACGTCTTTATTGAACTTATTTATTAAATCTAATGCTGTCATATTATCCTCCTTATTTAAGCAAGTTTAATTGGCCACATTATTGTGCGCCTGCAACATATATAATATGTTTAGATTACTTTTTCAAGTAGGCTTATGATAACAAAAGCTGCTGTTCCTATTAAGATTCTTTCTATTCTAATAATTTGATTTTTTAATTCTTGTATTTGTTCAAAGGTTTGTTTTTGCATTATTCTGCAAAGTTTTTCATGTGCTTCTATTTTTTGTAATGCAGATTTTCTAGCCATTATACACCACCTCCTAGTGTACCACCAGGACCCACATTAGATGGACTAGAAGTCCCTGTTCCTCCATAACCAGAATTATCACTAAAACTAAATGTATCAGAACCACTAGAACCAGAAGCTGCTCTTCTAACATCTTGTTGTCTTTGTAATGCAGCCATTTCTTCTGCGGCTCTTCTAGCTTCCATGGCTCTTTGAGCATATAAATTTGCCATTGATATTATTCCAGTTCCTGGCATTGCAAAACCATAACCTAAAGTTGCTTTTTGCATATTAGTTAATGGAGCCTTACCTGTCATTTTGTCCATTAAAATTTGTTCTGCTTCTGTTAGTCCACCAACAACATTTCCATATTGATCTCTTAACGCTGCAGCATCAAATTCCATTTGCATAGCACGATCTCTTGTTTGTTGAGGAGACAAAGTAGTTATTCCACCTGTATTATCTCCACCTTCTCCTTGTGTTTGTTGTTTTAAAAACCAAAAAGGATCATAAGCAGGCGTAGTAGATACTTTAGGTGCGTATGCTTCTGCTAAATATTGTTGATATAAATCATAAATTCCATTCATTAAGCTAGTCCTCTTTGTCTAAGTTTAATTAATTGTTCTTCTTGAGATAATAAACTCTGTTCTGTAGGAGTCAACCCAGTTTGCATATTATTTTGTGCAGGAACTTGTCCAACTATTGTAGGGTCTGGGCTAGGTTGAATTGGTAATGGAGCTCTTGATTGTGGTTCTGCTGAAGGTAAAAAATCCTCTAATTTAAAGTTCCATTGATTATTTAATCTTTGATTATAAAACGCATTAAACATTCTGTTTAAAATAGCTTCTGCTGGTATAAAAGGATTTGGTTGTTGTGTTTGAGCAGCTACATCGTAAAAGGCATCAATGATTCCTTTAGATGGAAAAAATGGTTCAAAAATTCCATCTAATAATTGATTATAATCTTTTTTAAGATTTCGTTTATCAAATATTTCAAATGCTTTATAATCTGGTAAACCTAAAACTTTAGAATTTTCTATATGTTTTTTCATTTTTTGTTGAACATCAAATAAAGCTTTATTAGCTACATAAAATCTTTCAATAACATCTTCTGGTGTTTTCATAGGTTTTAATACACCTTCTTCACCTCCTGTAAATTCTCTTCTAGAATTACGAATACCTTCTTGATAATCACTGATATAAAATCTTAATCCTTTTTCTGGTTCAATTGGAATTAATTTAAATCCAAACACACCAGCTAAAGATTCATCTAATTCTACAACATCACCATTTTCATCTGGTTCTCCAGTTACAGAATTAATTACTTTTAATAATTGTTTATATTGAGGGGCTTGTGTTTCTATCACATGCTTTATTGCTCTAGCATATTTTTCATTATCAAGAGTATTATCTGTCCATAATTCATAACCATCTTTAGTTCTTCCTCCTCTAATAAAAATATCATTTATGGCTTCTGTAAAAATAGATTCACCTATAAAAGGATTAGCTGTTTCGGCAGCAGCTTGTGTTAAACCTTCAACGAAACCTTTCATTAATACTTCTTCATCTTCAATTCCCTCTTGAACATTTCTTAACACAGTAGTGAAAGGTCTTGTTAATGTGTCATAAACATTATTATGGCTCCAATCACTATAAGATAATTCTCCAGTTTCAGGATCCTTAACTACAATTAGTTG